AGTATCGCTGATGCGCGACAAACCATCCGACGCGCCGGCCAGCGCGCCGGCCTTAGTCCAGGCTGGCGGCCCTGGCGATTTCATCGCCAGCAGCGAGCCGTCCCGCGACACCCTCGCCGCCGCGGCCGAGCGGGGCGAACGGCGCCCGCGCGGCACGCCGATCAAGGTCCGGGCGACGGCGCTCGGCTACTACGGCGAAGCGCGCCGCCGCGTCGGCGACGTCTTCCCGATCTACAGCGAAAAAGATTTCTCGGAGGCGTGGATGGAGCGCGTCCCGCCCGACACGCCCGAGAAAATCACGACCGGCGCCGAGGCCCTCCGGCAGCAGCACGACGCGGCGCTCGCGGCGCGGCAGGCCGGCCCGTCGACGGCGACCCCTCACCCGACCGGCGCCGCCAACGTGCTCGGCGACGGGTAACCGAACTGCTCGACAGGTCCGTTGAGCAGGCACGACGCGCGGGCGTGTTCAAGGTGGGCACCCTGGGACCCCGCGCGTCGTGATTGTCCACGCAGGCCGTGACCGATGGCAAAAACGCAGTATCTCGAATACACGATCCATCTGAGCGACCGGGCGGCGGTCGCGGCCTTTCAGGCGACCGTCTTTCCCGGCGGCACCGTGCCGGGGGTCGTCTATGCGGCGCCCGACGCCGCGGCGGTCACCTACAGCGCGCCGATTTCGCTCGCGGCCGACACCTTTACCGCGCCGTGTATTACGTCACCGTGGTTTACCGGCGGCGGTAATTTCCCGAAAAACGAGGCGAGCTTCGACCGCTGTATCGGCGGCTGGTTCGGCCTCTGCGCCCTGGGCGGCGGCGGCCCGTTCAATATCTTCGGCACGCGCACGCACTACTTTTGGCGCGGCGTCTTCGCTTACGCGGCCACGGCAGACCCGACCGATGGCGGCCTCGTGCCGACGCCGGATCCGATCGCGCGCCGGCGGTGGGTCGACGGCTTCGAGCAGCCGATCCACGGCGAAGGCGGCAGCGGCACCGTCAACAACACGAGCCGCGACGCCTCGCGGCATACGCAGGGGTTCGGGCTCGGGCTGCGCAATAACACGGACGACGCACACGCTGACCGAATACGGTGCGGCGGCGAGCCGGCAGTCGTGGGAACGGTTGTATGTGCGCGTCCGGATCCTGCCGGGGGTGCCGGAAATTTTCTGGCGGGCGCGGGCGACCGATGGCACCTCCGGTGTTGCGCTGGCCGTGAGCCCGACCGGCCAGCTCGTGCTCTACAACCTCACGGGCGCCGGCGCGGGGCAAATCCTCGGGAGCGCGACGACGCTCGTGGTCGATACGTGGTATCGCCTCGACGTCCTGCTGCAGTTCGGCGGCGGGGATCCGAGTCCGTCCGGCGACTCCGTGGCCGTGACGAAGACGCGCGCCTTGTGTTCCGTGTGGGTCGATGGGGCGTCGACGCTCAACGCGACGCCGCCGACCATTGCGGCCGGCGGCACCTGTCGCACGGCCGCCTATCTCCATGTGAGCTCCGAGATTGGCGGCGCCACGGGCGGCACCTTCGCGATCGACGTGGACGACTGGATGAATGCGGAATGGCCGGCGAGTTGGCAGGAGGCCGGCGGGGCGACCGGGATCGACTGGAAAAACGGCTCGCGCATGGCGCTCGTGAGTCCGGCGGGGTTTGGCGCGACGAATGTGTGGCTCGGCGACTGGCAGACGCTCCTGCAGAATCCCGCCTATCAGAGCAACACCGATGAACTGAGCAACAGCACGTCGGGCGCGTTGCTCGTCGTGACGACGGACGCGGACCGCGAGGTCGACCATCAGGTCGGTGGGGTCGGCGTGGCGGCGATGGTGGTGAGCCTCTTCAGCCGCGGCGGCGGCAACGCGCAACTCGGCTACAAGGTGGGCGCGGCGGCGGCGGCGCTCACCGTGATCGTCGAAACGTTCTCGCTGCAATGGAAATCGATCCTGTATCGGCCGGCGGGCCTCGTGACGCCGGCCGATGTGACGACGCTCGAGCTCGTCTACGTCAAGAGTGCGGACGTCACGCTGACCAAAGCGGCGGCGCTGCATGCGGTCGTCGAGCTCCTCGGCACCTTCGGCCAGGAGGATTATTCGCCCGGCGCGACGGTCGAGAGTTTTACCGCGCTCGTGCAGCCGCCGCGCGCCAACATCCACAATGCGCCGTATCCGCGCACGCCGTGGGCGACCTCGCGGGTGCCGCCGATTGCGCCGGTGACGGTGAAGGCCGGCTCGTATGTCGGCGCCGCGGCCGGCGTCGGGCTCACGTTCCGCGACCCGGTCGCGTTTCTGTGGGTGCGTCGGACCGACTCCGCGGTCGAGTCGACGCGCTGGTGGTCGTCGATGTATGCCGCGCATCGCGGCGGCCAGGACGACGCCGTGCCGTCGATGCTGGTGCGCGCCGAGACTAATCCCGCCTTCGTGCCGGTCGTCGCCGAGGACGAGCAGGAGACGCAGACGATCCTCCGGGTGACCGGCACCGACACCGGCGCGAACACGCCGGCCGGCACCTACGCCTATCTCGCGCTCAGCGATCCGGGGATGCGCTTTGTCCTGAACGGCGCGCTGCGGTCGCACAAGGGCCTCGCGAACATCGTGACCCAACTCGTCGCGAGCGGGTGGACGCCGGAGGCGGGGTTTTTCCAGCAGGAACAAGCGGCGGCGTCCGCCGTCAGCGCCATGTTCTACAAAGGGCCGGGGCATGCGGCGGCGAGCCTGTCGGTCTTGACCGCGGCGGAACTGGCGAACGCCGTGACGTTCGCGGCCGGCGAGGTCATGACGCAAACGGCGTTTCACCCGGCGACCAACCTCAATCAAATCGCCTGTAGCTTGTGGCGCCAGGCGGACGGCAATAATGACCCCGGCGTCGTCGTCTTCCTCGGCTCCTATGTCGGCGACGGCGCGGCCTCGCGCTCGCAAGGCGTCACGCTCGGCGGCAAGTTTCCGCTGTGGGCGCTCGTCGTGCCACACAACGCGGCGTCGATGATGCGCGACCACGCGCACACCGGCACGACGTCGACGGTCTTTCCGAGCGCGATCAACGCCGCGACCGGGATCGTCGGCGGCTATCTCGACGGCCTGAAACTCGGAAGCGCGCTGAACGCCAACGGCATCATTTACGACGTGTTCGTGATTCCCGGCGGCACCGAGGCGAACGCGGACGGGTTCTCGCTGCCGGGGGAGTTCTATCCCGTGCCGCCGGAGTCGCCGGTGGAGTGGCCCGGCGGCGACTCGCCCGAGGAGCCCGACTTCACGGTCGTCGAGCCGCCGGTCGAGGGGCCGCCTGGCCTCCCGACGACGCCCGGCACCTGTCTCGACGCGACCACGAAGATCTGCAATAAGGCGCTCTCGCACCTGGGCATCACGCAGGAGATTACGGCGCTCTTGACCGAGCAGACGCCGGAAGCCTACCTCGCGCGGCTGCACTACATTGACGAGCTCGAGGCGACGCTCCGCGCCTTCCCGTGGCCGTTCGCCACGAAATACGCGACGCCGGTGTGGGTCGCCGGCACGGCGACGGTGCCGGTCAATGACGACTGGACCTACAGCTACCGGGTGCCGAGTGATTACCTCTTCGGCCGGCGCTTTGTGACGGCCCGCGGCCTGCAGCGCGCGTTCGACCCGCTGCCGATCACCTGGCGGGTCGGCGCCGATGCGACCGGCTGGCTGCTCTACAGCAACGTCGCGATTGTCGACGCGCGGCTCGAATACACCTGTCGGCCGGTCTGCGCGGCGCTGACGGGCGATGTCCTCTTCCGGACGGCGCTCGCCTATCGGCTGGCCGCGGCGATGGGACCGGGCCTGTCGCGCGACGCGAAGCTCGTCACCTACTGCGCGCAGATGTATCTGCGGACGCTGCCGATCGCGGAAGTGACGGGCGCGAACGAAGCGCAGCCGGATCCGAACGACGGGGATGCGAGCTGGATCCGCGGGCACGGCGAAGTATCAGAGCGGCCTGCGGACCTGCCGTAACTTCATTGTCCAACGCCACGGCGGCGTCGCGAACCGGCCCGGCTTCCGCTTTATCAGCGCGTGTAAAACGAACGACCCCGAGGTCGCCGCGCACCGCTACGTGTCGGAGATTGCCGGCGAGAGCCTGCTGATTGAGGAGGGCCTCGGCTACCTGCGCTTCTTTATGAACGGCGCGGCGCTCGAGGTCGACCCGCTCCTCGTCGACCCGTGGGACGCGATCACCAACTACGTGCAGGGCGACTTGCTCGAGCACGGCGGCGTGATCTACTACGCGCTCATCGACCACGTCAACATCGAACCGCCGGATACCGCCTGGGCGGCGCTCACCGGCAATGCCTACGAAGTGCCGACGCCGTTCACGCACCTGATGCACTGGACGCAGAGCGGGCGCGTGATCACGTTGACGCACAAGGACGAGGCGCCCTACGAGCTCCATTTCCTCAGTCTGACGCGCTGGATCCTCGTGCCGATTCTGACGACGCCGACGCTGGTTGCGCCGACCGGGCTCGCGCTGGTGAGTGGCGGCGGCGGCACGCGCAGTTACGGCTACGTCGTGACCGCGGGCATGGCGGACACGTATGAAGAGTCGCCGCCGAGCGGGCAGGTGATTGACGCCGCGTGTGCCGCGCCGACGCCCGACACGCCGAACGTCTTGACGTGGACGCCGGTCGCCGGCGCCGTCGAGTATTACGTCTACGCGGATCCCTTCGGCAACGGCACGTATGGCTACATCGGCACGGCAACCGGCGTCGCCACGTTCAACGACTCCGGCGTGGATCCCGATTTCGCGGTGACGCCGCCGGTCGCGCGCGTGCTGTTCGCGGCGACGGACGGCTACCCGAACGTCGCGGCGGTCTATCAGCAGCGGCGCTTTTTTGCCTACACCAACGACAACCCGGATAGCGTGTGGGCGTCGCGGACCGGCTTCCCGTCGAATTTCGGGATCAACTCTCTGACGTTCCGGATTGCCGGCAACAACCATAATCCGGTGCGCCATCTGATCGGGCTCAAGACCTTGATCGTGATGACCGACGCCGGCGAGTGGACGGTCGGCGAGCCGAAGGTCCCGCTCACGCCGAACAATATTCCGGCGGACCAAGACACTTACGTCGGCACGAATGAGGCGCCGCCGGTCGTCGTCGGCAACTCGATCCTCTACGTGCAGGCGCGCGGCGCCATCCTCCGCGATCTGCAATTCGACCAGGCGGTCGGAGGGCTCGCCGGCCGCGAC